TTCCTTAGTTATCTCAAATTCTTATCTGATTTGCTTTCTAACTATCATCTTGCCTGTGTATCTTTCAATGTCCCGGTTCCATATGTCGGTAGCTCATTGCCTCTGCCAGATGGGGCAGCCGGATTTCTTCGCTTCCTTCCAGATCCGCAATCGTCCGTGCTACTTTCAGCAAGTGATGATACCCTCTTGCGCTCAACTGCATTTTCTTCGAAAGCTGCTCCGTATAGTTCTGCTCCTGCTTCCCTAGACAGCAATATTTCTCACAGTCTTTCATAGTTAAATCAGAATTAAACTTTATATTCGTTTTCTTATAACGCTTCTCCTGCAATTCACGGGCACGATTTACCAGTTCCCGCATTTTCTCACTGGATAGTCCGGTCTTTTTCTTCTGAAGCTGTCCGATTTCTACCCGTTCTGCTTCCAGACACAAATCCATCCGGTCCAGAATTGGACCCGACAGATGACTCCGGTACATATGCCGTTCAAAGGGTGTACATTTGCAGCGGTTACGATCCGGATAATAGCCGCATGGGCAGGGATTCATTGCCCCAACCAGCATAAAATCTGCCGGATAAGTAAACGCTCCGGTGCTTCTCGCAATATGAATTTCCTTATCTTCCAATGGTTGCCGTAGCAAATCAATGGTCTGTCTTTGAAACTCCGGAAGTTCATCTAAAAACAGCACTCCCAACCCACGGGAACGAGAATTTTCGCTAAACCGTTTGGCTTTTGCCCTCTGCCGCTGCATTCGAGCGTACCCCATTCGTCGGGTGGGGTATCCCCTGGGGTTCACCTGGGGCATACTCATAGAAGCAGTTCCTTCCATATAAAAAGGGTTCAGAACTATGTACTTTTTCTGAACCCTTTCTTTGATGAATTTTTGATGTGTCTATTATACCGTCTGATGCCCGCTTTTTCAAGTATTAGCTTTTCCTAAGAAACCAGCAAAGCCTTTAGAATAAAGCGAAATGCCGATGGCAGGATACCTACCACCGGCACTTTCACGGGCTATCTATCATGAACCGGGCATTACTTGGTTTTCTTCTGCCCAGTGGTGCGGAACGGCTCCATCTCCTTTGCCTTGGCAAGATCAAACACCACCGCCTTGGCATCCTGGAAGAATACGCCCTCCATCTCATACCGCTTATCCTCACGCCAAGCATCGCCCATCAGTCTCCGCAAAGCGGCTCGGATGGTATTGCAAGTGCTGCTGAAACCCGCACCCGAGGAGGATTTGGTGAACTTCATGGCGGCACCGTCCTTTTCCTTGCAGACCTGGATAGCAAACGCCTTATTACCGGCATCCAGCAGCGGTTTCACGTAATCGGGGTTTCCCAGAAGATCCAGCGTCTTGCCGTTGAAGGAGATGCCGTTAAGGTTAATCGTCATGGTGGGGGCAGCGCCCATGGTCACATCGATAACGGAGAAATTAAAATCCTTGAAGTCTTTCATAATAGTCAGTTTCCTTTCCGGCTGTGTTCATCCAGCCAATCAAATAGTTTGTCAATGTCCTTGGTGCGCCATTTGGGGTCCAGCGCCACGAACCCTTTCAGGCGCCCATTCTTGATACGGGTAACACGGAATTTTTCTTCGATAGGTTCTTGCATGGCGGCTCCTCTGCGTCGAGGCATCGCCAGCATCGCTTGTACAGCCATCCAGTCCTCCCTTGGGATAATTGCCGGGTGATTGTTGGTAAGGCGGTACTGGGGCTTCTGACCCCGGTTCTTGACGGTTTTGTGAGAAAAGCAATCCACCGTGTAGGATTTCTGCATCAGCACATCACCACAGTATTTTTCGTTCTGTAGCATATTGCGAACGGTTGCATAACTCCATACCGGATTGCCTTTGACCGTAGGAACCCCGGCGGCAGTCAGACTTTCAGCTATCTCACGAATCGTCATGCCGTTCATGTAGCTGGAATATATGTAGCGGACTACCTCCGCTTCTTCCTCAACAATCACCAGCTTGCCAAGTTTGTCCTTGTCATAGCCAAGCAGAAAGTTGGTGGACAAGATTGGGATGCCGTTTTTGAAGCGTTCAATCACAGACCAGGTAATGGCCGCACTTTTCGCTTCCGATTCACCCTGGGCAACAAGACTCATAACACCCAGCGTGAATTCATTTTTCGCCTCCACCGTGTTCAGCGAAACATCCTCGAAGTAAACACCAACAGGTGGGTTAAGGGCTTTCAACTCACGGACTACGCGCAGGCAGTCCATGGTATTTCTGGCAAAACGGCTGACGCTCTTTGTCAAAATTAAGTCGATTTTCCCATCCCGGCAGTCCTGGATCATCTGCTGAAACTGGGGGCGTTTTTTCATATTGGTGCCGGATTTGCCTTCGTCTGAGTAAATTCCGACTTCCTCCCAGTTTTCATTATCGGCAATCATCTGTCGGAAGTGTTGCTGCTGAAGTTCAAAACTGCCTGCTTGGGCATCTTCGAGGGTGCTGACCCGGCAATACGCCGCAACACGCAACTTGGGCTTATTCTCGGAGTCAACTGTCATGGTGGCGGGAATGAACTCTACATCCCGCTTGTCCTCAAATGCAGATCGGATGCGTTGTTTTTCCTGCTCTCGGCGTTTTTCTGCCTTTGCAGCCTTGTTCCACTTTCCGGTCTGCTGAATTTGCATCTTTTTTGGCATATAATCACCTCCTCCAGCGCAAAAATAGATTGGCACCCGCACAGCCAATCCTTATCAATGATAACTGAGAATGCCAAATCATCAAAAAACAAATCGGCCGGCATACGGCTATATTCCATATACCGGCCGACCTGCTGGCTGGGTTTGAACCCTGCGTATCAGGGGAAAGTCACTTCAATGGTTGTCCCATCCAAAAAGGTGTATCGAACAAGCCCAGTGGGTAGGATGTCGGCGTGGTCGAGTACCTTTCCGACCAGCGTGAAATCCACCTCATTCAGCGGCTTGCCTTTTGTCAATTCCATAAACTGCTTGGCACGAAAACGCACCAGAGGGTCATCGGAGGTAAGCTGTACATTCCAGTTTTCCAAGAGGGTTTTGCGCTGTTCCAGTAAGGAATTCCATGCCATCACAAAGGTCTGGTGCAAATCGGTTTCCCAGATGTCAGTGTTGATGCACCCCTTGGATTCTTTGCCCAGGCACTTCTGCTTGCATTTCCACTGGTATTTTACATACCCAAGGCGTTGCATCCTGCGCCGCCAGTAAAGCTCACCGCAAGCACCGCAGAAAACCCGATTCGTAAAGGGCTGGGCATCCGTGTAGCGCCCCATCGTCCGAAGCCCGTGAACTTTCATGTATTCTTTACGGCGGCGGATTTCCTGCTGGGTTGCCTGCCACAGTTCCTTGCTGACAATCGGTTCATGGTCATCGGAGATATAATACTGGGCAACCTGCCCCTCGTTCTTGACCATTTTCTTGGTCATAAAATCGGCGGTAAAGGTCTTTTGCAGGATGGTGTCACCCATGTGCTTTTCATTCTGCAAAATGCCCATGATGGTATCCACCGTCCACTTGGGCTTGCCCATGCAGCCGGGGACTTGACGCTCATTCAGCGTCCGAGCCAGCACATCGGGGCTTGTCCCGTCCATATAGGACTCAAACACCCACTTCACGATTTTTGCCTGTTCGGGGTTGATAATCAGGTGTCCGTTTTCATCCTTGTCGTATCCATAAAAGCGGTTCGTGTTCATGTGGAGGATACCCTTTTTATAAAGGGAGCGGATACCCCAAGTGGTATTCTCGGAAATGGAGCGGCTTTCATCCTGGGCAAGAGACGCCAGAATGGTGAACAGCAACTCACCGCTGCCATCCATGGTGTTGATACCTTCCTTTTCAAAGCGAATACCAATGCCCATGTCCTTCAGCTTGCGGGAATAATTCAAGCAGTCCTGGGTGTTACGGGCAAATCGGGAAATGGACTTGGTAATCACCAGGTCAATTTTTCCTGCCTGGCAGTCAGCAATCATGCGGTTGAACTCGTCACGACGTTTGGTGCTGGTACCCGAAATACCCTCATCGGCGTAAATATCCACCAGTTCATATTCTGGGTTGTTGTTGATGTAGGCAGTGTAGTACGCCACCTGGTTTTCAAAGCTGTTCAGCTGTTCTTCCTCTGCGGTGGACACTCGGCAATAAGCTGCCACCCGCAGTTTCTTTTGTGGCATCCTCGCTCCGCCGACCATAACCGACCGCTGTTGAGCAGGGATATGAAGAATTTGTCTTGCCATGATTAGGCTCCTTTCTCACGATAGGGGCAGTCCGCAGACTGCTCATATTCCTCTTTGGGGTAAGCGGTATATTCCCACATTCCATATTTGTCCTTGCCAGCAAGAACTGTCACAGGTTCAGAAATCTCGCCCCATTCGTTGGCAACACTGGCTGGTAACCATACCCCTTTGCAGGCGTAAGAGCCAACCTTGAGATTCGTCTTGCAAGCCCAGTATTCATCCTTGTTTTTATTACCCCACTTGTGGATCAGCTTTTCACCGCAGTAGGGGCAGAATAGCTTGCCGGACAAGGGGTAGGTGCTTCTGGGGCTGTGATTGACCTTGGTGGTAGCTTTTCGCTTTTCCAGCGCCTTGCTGCGATCCATCAGAATTTCCTGCACCGCATCCCATTGCTCGTTGGAAACAATAGCTGGGTGGTAGCCCGGAATGTACCAGTATTCATGCTCTCCACGATTTCTATGGCGTACCCTGCGGTTGTCAAGATAGGTCTTTTGGAGCATGAGGTCACCCTTGTAGGCGGTATTGTCCAGAATGCGGAAAACCGTAGATGGTATCCATTTCCGTCCGCCTGGGCTTGGAATACCCTGTTTGTTGAGGTAGATGGCAATTTTGCCCGGCCATACCCTCTGAGCAGCGAGGTCAAAAATCAAACGAACCGTCTGGGCCGTATCCTCATCAATCGCAACCTCACCATCGATTGCCTGGTAACCGTAGGTATGCTCCAAGCCGCTGGTGCGCTCCCCAGCGTTGAATTTCCGCTTGTAGGTAAGGTGAGCGTTCTGGGATGCATCCTCGCTCTCAGCCTGTGCAAATGCCGCCAGGATGGCAAGCATGAGTTCGCCGGAACCATCCAGAGTGTTGATATTCTGTAGCTGAAACAAAATACCGACACCGATGCTTTTGAGTTCCCTGGAGAACTTCAGCACGGTCTCGGTATTTCTGGCAAAGCGAGAGACGCTTTTCACAATTATCAGATCAATTTTACCCGCCCTGGCATCGGCAATCATCTGCTGAAACTGAGGGCGTTTTTCATAGAACCCGGATATGCCGAAATCTGCATATACCCCGCAGAACTCCCAGCTGGGGTTCGCCTTGATAAAGCTGGTGAAGTAGCTGATTTGGTTGTCCAGCGAGTTTTCCAGTTCCTCGGAATCAACGGACACTCTGGCATAGGCACATACCCGCAGCTTATAGGTCTTGGGACGCATGGTCGGCTGTATCACTTTTACTTGCATGATGGGTTCCTCCTTTCCTTTGGGGTCATCGTATATTCCCGTACAAGTGGCGATTAGTCAAGCAATAAAACGCTATTTTTCCATGAATTTTTGATGGCAAAAAATGATGCCCGACAAGGCCTTTCACACCTCATCGGGCAACATTTATGATGTTCACTTGCTGGGGATTTTCAGTTTCATGCCGCTGTAGATGACATTGCTTTTCAGCCCATTCAAGCTGGCGATCTCCTTGTAGCGAGAACCGCTGCCGAGGTACTTTTTTGCAATCTCCCACAGCGTATCGCCCTTCACAACCGTGTGGGTGAGATAGGTGTCAGAGGCAGATGCAGAACCCGCCACAGCCAAGGCAGAAACCTTGACCGGGGACATGATGGCATACTTGCCGGATTCGTCCTTGTTGATGACCGCACGGTCACCGCTGACCTCATGGACATACCACTTCAGCTTACGCACCCAGCTGGGGATAGCCTTGCCGTTGTAGTAGGTACTGCCCGTAATGGACACAAGGTCACCCGCCTTAATGCCCTGGGTAGATGGAGCAGAGACTACCTCCTTCGCGCCGCCCAGTTCGGCAGTCACCTTGCTTGCGAGATCACCCATCCGCTGATAGAGCCAAGTTCCGGGGCAGGATTTGGCGGCAAACCATCTGTGTACAGTCAGCACCATCTCATCTGCTTTCAGGGCATAGGACAGGGTCTTGTCCTTATCCCCGAACCACAGCAGCTTGGTTTTCCCATAGCGTTTGCAGATGTCCACACACAGCTTGATGAGCGAAGCGTAAACAGCGTCGGTCATGGCGTAAGGCTCCTTGGCATCGCTGGCACACTCAATGGTAATGGCCCGCTGGTCGTTGGCGGCGCTGGAGGAACACCAGGAACGGTTGCGTTCCTCCACACACAAAGCCACTCGACCATCCGGGCCAATTCCATAATTACAGCTTGCCTGTCTGTCCGGGCTGGTGAAGCACCCGCAGATGCTTTCGGCGCTCAGCTGGCCTACCACGCAATGGGGCGTGATACGGTCAATGCTGTGGGTGCGCTGGCCGGAATGGTTGGGGCTGAGTTTGGTGTAGACCACCAGGGGGCTGTTCGTATATCCCATCACTTATCATCTCCTTCCGCACGGCCATGGAGCTGCTCCAGCACATCCTTGACCTTTTCAGGAACAGGCAGGCCGAGGTGTGCGGCATTCTCCAGCAGGGACACGCCCTCGTTGGAGATGTAGAAGAAAATGACCGCAGTACGCAGAACGCTGCCATTGCCGAGGACATGGATGTCCAGGATATTTGCGATGCCCACCAGCAGGAAAATCAGAACCTTGCGGCAGATGCCACGGAAGCCGATCTCGCTGGAAAGCGTGTGGTCGGAGATGGCGCACATGACGCCCGTGGCATAGTCGATAACCACAAAGGCGATCAGGGCATACAGCAGGCCATCGCAGCCGCCCAGGAAGTAGCCCAGCCAACCGCCGATAGCGGCGAAAATCAGCTGGATGCTGTTCCAGAATTCCTTCATTTTGAAATCCTCCTTTGATTTTTGAGTATGAAAAAAGCACCCCTTTCGAGGTGCTGATTTCCTTATTCGGTTTCTGTCACCGTGTAGGTGATTTTCATGGTTTTGTCGGCCGTCTTAATGACCGATGTACCAAGATTATTGATGGATGCCAGATAGGGAGTCATCAATCGCAAAACCCGGCTAATCCGTGCGCTTGAGGTACTGTAGTAATAAACTCCAAAGCTGAGGGCATAGACACCATATTGAAAGAGCGGTGTATTCGTGTAGTTCTGCCCCATGTGAAGGGCCACGCGCTTATGCACCACATCGTTGGTATCCAGCCAGAAGTCCGTTCCAATCAGGTAGTCTTGCCACACATACAATACCGTTCCTCCGCCATAGTTGGTCTGTGGCGTTGCGCTCGTAAAGCCCAGCGGAATCAATGTAATATCTGCCGGGTTATTCAATGCAATCTTGTAAAGGCCATTTCTGGTGTAATTAAACACATATAGATAGCCGTTGCGAATTGCGGAATAGCACCACTTTTCGGGGTCGTAATACTGATAGGCTCCCGTATAACCAATTTGGTACAGCTGGACATTTTCAAAATTCCATGTTCCCTCGGTAAACGTGTAGTCATCCTTCCGAATCTTGATCCACCGAATCATGGCATCGCCTTTGTTATTGCTACTCACATGAGTCAGGAATCCATACCAATATCCATCTTTGCCATCGATAAAGTCATAATAGGGCCATTCCTTGTTTTGGTAGCTATCGGATTTTACAAATGCTCCCTGTGGTGTAAGGGTTACCTCCTCCACGATTTTCTCATAACCGTTGTCGGACAGCGTACCTGTTAATGTCAGTTTCCGAAAATCCTTTTTCATTTTGGAAATCAAGACTTCACCGTTTTTCTTCATAACAATGGAAATCATGAGGTTATTGTCAAAGTCGATTTCCACACAGGACAGGTATCGCCAGTTATGCCATAAATCCTCAGACTTGGATGGATCATAGCTGGTTTCATTATTCTTCATCATAAGGGTGTTTTTTGTTGAAAACTCATCCCCCATGAAGGAGATGCCGCCCAGCTTGTGAGTCAGCGCCACAGCGGAAATGGTACCGTTGGCCTGGCTGGTGGTGAAGTCCCACACAAATTTATAGCCGCCCTCGATTTTCCCGGATTCCGTCAGGTTCAAACTACCACGGAAGGTGTCCGCCGTAGCGTTGACATCATTGGAGGCATAGCCCACACAGGGATTGCCAGACGGGGCATAGAGGTTCTCAGCATCTTCCTCCAGCTCATTGGAGAACAGCAGAATTCCGCCCAGCGTGTTGGGGCAAATCGGAATCATAACATCCTTCCAAATCTGCCCGTAGGTGTTCACATACCAGAGCATCCCCTCAATGTTGTCGTTGAAGATGTGGCTCAGAGCGTTGGTGATCATATTCTCCTCAGTGACGGTTTCTTTCTCGCCCGTATGCACATCGGTGAGTTCAATGGTGGTTTTGCCTTTCAGCATCGGTATTCCTCCTCAATTCAAATAATCCACCACAAGACTTTCCAAGTAGCCGGTATCTTCAAAGAGAACACACCGAATCCGGAATTTACCCGTGGTGGCAACCTGCGCCCAATCATCCACAGAAATATTGGAAAACGCATCTGCGGTCATTCCCGCATAAGGCTCGGATACCACAGCCCAGCTGATGCCGTTGTGAGCATACCAAGTGTTGCCCTCATCAAAGCTGATGGCAAACAGGCAATCCTCCGAGCAGACAATGCGTACCGTTTCTACGCCCAGAATGCTTTCATGGGTCATATCGTAATCCGGCGTCACAATGACCTGCGGAGACTGCCAGCCGGATACCGTTGCGGTCAGTTCCGGTAGTTCATAATCCATGGAATCCTGCCAGCAGTACACCTTGGCATCCACCAGCGGCAGCAGGAGCGCCCCATCCGGCAAATCCTCCATGCCATGCTCTCGAAAGACAGAGGGCGTGAGTTCTGTTTCTTCAAGCTGGGTCAAAACTCCGGCATCATCCAACGCATACAGCTTCCCTTGTGTCTCCACAAGGTATCGGCGGTCAAAGGGCATCTGTAAGGCGATGCGCTCATAGGCCACAGAAAAGGTTGTATGGTTTTCATCCTCCGGCGTAAAGGTCACGTCTGGTAGAGCCGCTGTCGGAGGCGTATATGTGACCGCAGATGCAGCGGTCAGGGAAAACACGCCATTGTAATTGTTGGTCGGGATACGAACCAGGTGCAGGGAGATACAGCCGTTTTCCCACAGCACCACATCGTATTCCTGTAGGTAGGCGTCTGTAGTGCTGTTATACTGGGAATATCCACGCCAGCGGAACTTGAGAAAATGATAGAAACGGTAGAGCGTTCCTTCTTCCCGGTAGAGATACCACATTTTCGTATCCCTGCGGTTCACTTTCAGCTGCTCGGCGTTCGTTCCGATGCCAAACCAGGTATTGCCGCTGACAAAGATACTTTCCGCCTTGACCCCGTTAAAGGTCAGCCAGTCAGCACCCGCAGCGGTGTAGGTGTTATCATCATAGGCCGTATTGTTGATGAGACAGTCCATGTTGGCCGTGCCTGCGGCAAACAGAGCCTCAACGCTATCATAATCCGCCATCGCTGGTCACCTCGATTTCGTTTACTGTGGTCTTATCGCTGGTACGAACCAGCAGGCTTTCCAGCCGACCTTCCGCAAAGCCGGAGATCTCCATGCCCCTGTAGGTGAACTCTCGCTTCAAACGATGCCGTTCCCGGACAACCTCTGTGTAGGAGGTATCGATGAAAGAAGCCGTCTGCTGGGTCACAACCTCGTTTGCATTGGCTTCTGCCTCTACGCCGCAGAGAATCATGCCGCCGCCCAGGTTGAGCAGTGGATAACGGTCAGAATAAAATGCGGGCTTGGGCTGCTCTGTGTAGGTCGAAACGTAATCATCCACGGACACCAGAGCAATAGACGCGCCCATCGGATAGGCCGGGAACTCGTCCATAAACTCCATGCGACCGTCCCAGGCGGAGTTGGCGCTTAGGCCCTGACCGGAAATCGTGCAGATTTCCTGGGAGGGTTCGATGGACGCAAACCCGTCCGCAATTTTCATGCGGACACGGAACGTGTTATAGGATGCTGCCTTCAAGCCGCCCAGCGGATAATAGAGGTTCAGAATGTGCTGCCCGGAATGGAGCGTCTCCACCGGGGTGTAGGTGGTGATCGTCGAGTCATTTAGAATGTAGGTCACGGTAATGATTGCCTTACCGTCCTCCATCCAGTTCAAAACGATTTCCTCATCCTTTTCCGTTGGTTCTTGGGCATCGACGCTTTCATTGGTGCTTACCACCGGAATTTTGACCGTGGTTTTTGCGGAGCGGCTGACGCTGTTGGCCTTTACATCCAGCAGGATACTGCCGTGAAACTCTGCATCTGTATCCTCGTTGGCGGCAAACTCGATACTGCAAATCTCCGTTTCCTCGGAAGAAATGCTGTATGGGGCGGCATTCAGATAGGTGTAGACCGCAATTTTTCCCGCCTCGATCTGATTGAGCAGACCGGAAATATTCTTGTCGTTCTTGGATTTCGCCGTAGAAAGGCGCGGGTCCTTACCCACGCATTTGAGGGTATGCTTGCCGTTGATCTTGTAGCTGAACTTGGTAATGCAGGTGTCCTGCTGTTCGTCTGCATGACCGCCGGAGAAGCGGATCACATCGCCCAGGTCAAAAGCCGGGTCACCAATAGTCTCTGACTCAAAGGGAATGAAGTTGATTTTCCCAGCTACTGTCAGGATATTGGTCAGCAGCTTTTCACGGGTACTTTCAAGGCCAAACTGTAAAAGCGGGTTTACACCCAAGTTCATGGTCAAGCCATCATCCGGGTCGAGTGCGTAGTATTCCGATGTATCCGTCCGCTTGTTGGTGGAACTGACCGCCGTGTAGCGAGTAACAAAATCTGAAAAACTGCTGCTGTAGCGGTGACGGGCTCCAATGGTTCGTACCGGCTCTATGCCATAGGCACGAAGTTCCAGCTTGCCTGTGCGGTCGATTACGCAAAAGCGGCCAAGTACCTGTGCAATGTAATAAAGGACATCCCGCCAGGTTTCAATGTCATTTTCGGCATAGACACCCAGTACTTCTTTGGCATTCGGCCAGCTTTCCATCTCCAATTCCGTGTGTGCCAGTTCCATGCCGCATTCCTCACAGGCCAGCGCAAGGAACTGATATGCCGTACCGCTGGTCAGCTTGCCGCTGAAACTTTTTTCAAAGCGGAGCATTCTGTCATAGGCGGTAATCGTCAGACACTTCACCGTGCGGGTCGCTTCGCTGATGTCAAAAACGCCCATCGGCACCTCTTCATAGGAACCATCCTTCAGCTGAAGGAAAAAACTCAGCGATAGTTCAGCGCCCTCCAGCGTATAACGGTCAATTGGGTTATACAGGCTTATGCCCAGTTCGGCGGCATACACCGACCCGAACTCAATCTCATTGTCCCCACAGCATTGATTGGTCAAATACCCGCTTCCTTTGACAATGTCTTTATTCTGGAATGGGTACTGCTGCCCGGATGCGGTGGTGATGATCCCGGAGAAGTGATACTTGCGGGTGTTCTCCTGCACCGCTTCCTGGTATGCCTCGCTGACTGGATACACGAAAACACCCCTTTCTCAAAATTCATTCAGCGTGAAGGATACCGTCCATAAACCTTTGTAGGAGGTATCCTTTTTCAGCTTGCTCTGATACCCGTCAATGAACATTTCAGCCTGCTTCTGCTCCAATGTTTCCGGGTCAAAATACAAAACCGTCAGCTTATCCATTTTGGAATAGGCTGTCAGCTGTCGGAGCCACTTGGGAGAAACGGAAAAGGAAACAGAAATCGTTGCCACGCCGGAGCGTACCACATCACGCTGGGTAGTTCCGGCTTCCGTTTCTCCCGTGGTGTCCGCTTCAACCGCTTTCAAGGAAACCTCGTAGGTGTCCGGCAGCGGCAGATCCACGCCGTTGAAATTCAGGTATTGCATAAACGCCATGTTATCTGCCTCCGCTCTTTAGGTTCATTCGCTGCTGGGCGCTGACGATGACCTCGTCTAACACATGACCGCCGAGATAAATTGGAATCACAATATCCCCAGACTCAGTGTTGCCGCCGGACACAGCGCCCTTGATGGCATTGATAAGCCCCGACAAGGACTCCCCGGAAGCCGAAGAAGCGCCGGAAACCAACGCAGGCTGATTGACCTGCGGGTTGATGACCATGTCCGCCGCCACACCGCTGACCGCTTTCTGGATCATGCCACGGCTCTGCTCGATGCCCTTGGCAAGCCCGGTCATGAAGTCCGGCATCCAGCTTTCGTAGTCGGTCAAGGGACCCTCGTCAGGGACGGAGAAGTGCAGGACGGAGCGGATTTTATTTGCCACACCCGTAACCGCATCGCTGACTGCGCTGATGCAGCTTTTGATGCCGTTGACAATGCCCATGATGAGGTCACGGCCCCAGTTGAATGCCTGGGACGCAAGACCTTTCACATAACCGACCGCTTTCTCAAAGCCGGAATGAATGACATTGTAGATCTGACCGATGATGCTGCCGATGGCGGTTTTCACATTATTCCAGATGGATTTGACCGTGTTGCTGATGGTGTTCATCACCGAGGTGACCACATTCTTGATGCTGTTCCATGCCGAGGACACCACACTGCGGATAGCATTCAGCACGGCGGACACCGCATCTCGAATGGCGTTCCAAATCGTGGTGACCACATTCTGAATGGCGGTCAGCACCGTAGTAACTGCTGTGAGAATGGCATTCCAAACCGTCTCGAACAGCGCTTTGATGTTCTCCAGAATAGGGGCAAGGAACTCGGTAATGTCTGTCCATACCTCCTGCACCTTGGTGGAAATGGCTGTCCACGCCCGCTCAATGAGAATACGGATGGCTTCAAAAATGGTTTCAAACAGGTAGCGGAACGCCTCCAACAGCGGAGAAATTGTATCGTAGATGCTCTGCCATACAGAGGTGATAGTCGACCAGATGGAGGTCATCACCCCGCTGATAGCAGACCATGCGGCGGTGAACACCCCTTTGATGCCCTCCCACAGCCCGGAGAAGAAATCCTTCAGCCCATTCCAAATCGTCTGTGCCGTGGAGGAAATTGCCTCCCAGGCCGACTGGAAAAAGGACTTAATGCCCTCCCAAGCGGCAACAGCGGCTTCCTTGATGCCGTTCCACAGGTCGATCCAGAATTGGCGGAACCCCTCGCAGTTGTTCCAGAGGTAAATAAAAGCCGCCACCAGGGCGGCAATGGCAGCGATGATAAGGACGATGGGGTTTGCCAGCATAACAGCATTGAGCGCCGCAAAGGCGGTCTTTACCGTTTTGATGACCCCGGCGATCTTCGGAACGACCGTCATAATCGTACCGACCGCAGAAATCACCTTGCCGACCACGATCAATACCGGCCCAAGGGCGGCAACCACAGCGGCGATGGTGAGGATAAACTTCCGGGTACCTTCGTCCATGCTGTTCAGCTTGTCCACGAAACCCTGAATGGCACTGACCACGCTGCGGATAATGGGGACGAGCAGCTCGCCAAAGGAAATCGCCAGTTCTTCCAGCTGGGATTTCAGAATGGTCAGCTGTCCGGCCAGGTTATCCTGCATGGTATCTGCCATGCTCTGGGAGGTACCATCGCAGTTGGCAATGGCGTTACTCAGCTTATCGACATCACCGGGGGCGGCATTCATCAGAGCAAGGAAGCCGGACATGGCGTTCTTGCCCACAAGGGTTTCTGCCGCAGCGGCTTTTTCGGATTCGGATAGCCCACCAAAGGCGGTGCGGCAATCCGCAAGAATATCCGAGAGATCCCGCATGGAACCGTCTGCATTGGTGGTGGCGATGGTCACTTCACCAATGGATGCGCCGCAGATCTTGACCTCGCCTGTGAGGTTGGTCATAATCGTGCGGAGCGAAGTACCCGCCTGGGTAGACTTGATACCGGCATTCGCCATTAGACCGATGGCTTCTGCGGTATCCTCTACGGAAAAGCCCAGGGAACCGGCGATAGGGGCGGCATACTTGAAAGTTTCGCCCATCATGCTGACATTGGTGTTGGCATTGGACGATGCCGCCGCAAGGATATCCGCAAAATGGGCGGAGTCCGAAGCGGTCAGGCCAAAAGCGGTCAAAGCATCCGTGACAATGTCGGATGTGGTTGCCAGATCCTCGCCAGACGCAGCGGCAAGGTTCATAATGCCCTCAATGCCGGAAAGCATATCCGAGGTTTTCCATCCGGCCATCGCCATATAGTTCATGGCTTCAGCGGCTTCGGATGCGGAAAACTTGGTCTTGCTGCCCATCTCACGGGCTTTATCCCGCAGGGCTTCCAGTTCATCCCCGGTAGCCCCGGACACCGCCGCCACCTGGCTCATGGCAGAGTCAAAGTCAGAAGCGGTTTTTACAGCCGCTGTTCCGAGGGCAACCACACCAGCTGTCACCGGCATCAGCTTCTCGCCAACACCGCTGATGTTGTCACCCACGGTTTTCAGCTTTTCTCCCGTTGCGGCAATCTTCTGCAAGGCGGTGGCAGACTGGTTCGCCTGCTCCTCCAGCCGCTTGAGGTCCTGCTCCGTTTCGAGTATCTCACGCTGGAGGGCATCATACTGCTCTTGGGAAATCTCGCCGCGGGCAAGGGCTTCATTGGCCTGCTCGGCGGCAGTTTTCAGGGTTTCCAGCTTCTCCTTGGTCTGGGCAACGGCATCACCGAGCAGTTTGTGCTTCTGCGCCAGCAGCTCCGTATTGCCGGGGTCCAGCTTGAGGAGTTTTTCCACATCCTTCAGCTGACTCTGCGTGTTCTTGATTTGCTTGTTGACGCTTTCCAGAGCCTTGGAAAGTTTCGTGGTGTCACCGCCGATTTCGACGGTAATACCCTTAATTCGACCAGCCACGCACAGTCACCTCCTTAGAAACGTTCAAAATCCTCCTGGGTTGCCAGCTGGGCATACTTGCAGTTATCGTTGCTGGACTCTGCGTACATATCGTTGACCATGCCAATCGTAAGAAGGTCAAGGTCACGGATGGAGATGCCCAGCTGGACACACCGCAGGAGGAACAGGGGCGTTGTCATTTCCCGTTCCGTGCGGTGAAGTTTTTTTTAGAGACAACATCCGTCTGGACATTCAGCCCCCACAGTTCGATGATCTTCGGCAACACCTGGTAGATGGAGAAGGTATTGAACTGGTCGAGCCATTCCTCCGGGCTGTCCGGGATGGATTTATCGGCGTGCTTCGCCATGACATAGGCGATATTCTCGAACATTTCCAAAGAAAAGGAATCCAGCGTGGAGTTCTCTTCATCGTTGCTGTCCACCGCACCTTCCAGGGACTTCAAATCCTTGTAGATGTCACGATGGAAACGGATACGGTAGATACGGGGAATGGCGGCAGAGGCGCGGAACGGCACCTGCTTGCCATCAATCTCGATATTTGCAGTCATGCCCATCTCACTTCACCGCCTTTTCAGATGCCGCAGCTTTCTGGGTAGACGCCTCCGTGGTGGGCAGATAGACCGCCTTATACCAGTTGGCATACACCGTAGCGTCGGTGGTATTGCCCGTCTTGGCCTTGACCACACCATTCGCCAGCGGCGTGGCCTTGACGGTCAGCGTCTCCGTCTGGACTTCCTTGCTGTCCTCGTTGGTCTTGCCCTCGATACCGGGGCGAGATGCAGAGCAGTTATACAGCACATGGCGGATGTGCTTCACATCGCCATCAAACTCAAAAAGCAGTGCGAAAGCGGCCAGTTCCGCATCGGCGTTTTCAATGAGGACGCCCTTGCTGTCCAGTTCCTCACGCAGTACATCCGTCCGAAAGGACTCCGGGATCATCGCCAGTTCCAGATCGCCGTCATAGCCCATATTGTTGTTGATGACGTAGTAAGCCACACCATCAGCATAGAAGTTCTCCGGCTCACCGTTGGCGTCCAGAGAGATGGATACGGAACCGGGCATGGGGACGGGGGCGGCGTAGGTGGGACTGCCATCCTCGCCCAGCGTCAGCAGAGCGTAGTGGGCGTTTTTCAGGTTGAATTTCACCTTATTTGCTTTTTCAGCCATAGGTTAAACCTCCATTTCAAATGTGTAGAGGACTTCGTAGAGCTTCTCGCTTCCGATCCAGACCTCCGTTTTGTCATAAAAAACCTCGCCGGAATCCAGAGCGGCTTCAACCGTCTGCTCCAGCGAGGGGTTCTTTTCGTCTGTGTACAGTTCCAAATGAACGATGGACACCTTGTGGTAGACCCTGCCATCCGCTGCGAAGTTATGACTCCCCGGCAGCAGATAACAAAGGAAGGGCGGTTCAACAGCCTCACCCTCCGCAAAATGGTCATAGGCAAAAGGCAGCCCGGTGTCCTTCAGCATTTGCAGAAGTTTATCCATGCCCAAGGCTCCTTTCTATCTCCCGCTCCAGCTGTTCAATGCCTTTCTGTTCAGCGGGGGCAATGTGGACCCTTGCTGCCACCCGGCCACCGCCACGCTTGGCGTGACCGTGTTCCAGCAGGTGTGCCAGCTGATAGCGGTTGGTGGAATGGACAGTGAGTTCCAGCGAGTATGAGGTTTCGGCGTTTTTCTTCGCCGCCCAGCTTTTTGAGTAGGCACCCGTGCGCTTGGGCGCATTGGAGGAAATCTCATCCTTGACGGTCTTTGCGGATTTGCGGACAGCCTTCTTCATATCCGAGGTTGCCAAATCCGCATACTCCTTCAAGCCCTCCATGATGGCATCCGCCATCCCATCAACAGAAACAGTCTGCCCCACGGCTATCACCTCCGAATTTTGGTAGCGGTCAGCTTCAGCGTTTCATGCCGGAACTGGAAATCATCCGCCAGGGTAATGTTGTAGATGCCGCCATCAAAAAGGATGCGGTAGTGGTCACTGTCCATATCCTTGAGGGCTTCGCAGTAGCGCACCGTGAAGGTGTAGCCATCCGAGGCAACCGTCTGACCAGCTGCCTCGTACTCCTGTCCCGCCGTTTTGCCCGTTGCGATATTGGCGTAGGCATAGCAGGAATAGAAATCCGTCCAGACAGCCCTGTGGTTGCCGATGGTGTCCACTTCCACCGTGTTCTTCTGAATGGTGATACGGGAGCGCATCTTGGAAATATCCATCAGAACGCCTCCTTCCGACCGCCGAACAGCAAAGCCCGGAGGGTCAGCGTCAGGGCTTGATGGTCAGCTTCCTCCCGGTGTTCATAGAGATAGGCCACGGCGTACATGACCGCCACTTTGGTATCCTCCGCTCCATCCAAGCTGTCCGTGCGGAGAATATCTGCACACAGCTTCTCTGCAGTGGCGATGATGGACTCCAGCAGAGCATCATCGTCCGGGAAGTCGATCCGCAGATAGGTTTTCATTTCTTCTAAGGTCACGACCATGTCCGTCACCGCCTTTCATGGAATAGGGGCGATGCCCAGTAATAGGCACCGCCCCGGAGAATTACTTCTCGGACAGCTTCATGATCTGCACGGCTTCGGGCAGGATCAGCTTGCCATCCACACGCTCCTTCGCAACGAAACCGATCATGCCGTTACCGGCGAACAGTTCATTCAGCTGCTTGAAGGAACGGGTGCCGCGGTCACCGATGTTGTAATACTTGTAATCACCAAAGGCGATGGCATCGGTGGGGGCATAGGCAGAGGTGTGGACGGTATAGCCCAGCAGGCGGTCAGGCTCACCCATCTGGTAGGAGGGTTGCCAGATATACGCACCGTTGTTGTCCTTCAGCTTTCTCAGCTGGGCAAGGGTAGCATCATTCATAATGAAGGACGCACTCTTGCGGTAGGGGCGCTTCAGACCGTAGGCCAGGTCGAGCATATCGTCCGCCTTGATGGCGGCAGTCAGGGTCTTGTAGAGGTGACCGCCGTGGGTGGCATCGAAGATACCAGTCGGCTTGCCGGTACCGTCACCGTTGAGGAACGCATCCTCTTCCGCATTGGCCAGGGCCTTGCCGAACTCGGTGATGATATGGCTTTCCAGGTTGAAAGCGTTGTCATAGAGCAGTTCCTCAGTGACCTTGATGGCAACGTGCAGTTTGAACGCATCCAATCCACGCAGCGGCAGGCTTGGTGGCGGCAATGTTGATCTTGTGCTGGCCGGAGGTGGTGATGTGGGTCGCAAGACCACGCATGATGTTCTCCTCGTTCAGCACATCAATCAGACGGCGGTCATACTCTTCGGGAACCAGATAACCGCCATCTGCATCCACGCCTTCCTGCAGAAGATTGGATACCTGGCGGAAGTTGGTACGCATAGCGGTGAGCATGGCCTGCTTGTAGGCATCGGACGCACGGCCCTTTTTCTCCTCGCCAGCAGGTGCTGCCGTATAAGGCTTGCCAGTGATCGGGCTGTTGACGGGCTTTGCCAGCTCCGCCTCACGCTGCTCAATACGCTGTGCGCGGTTGATGGCCTCGGTCAGAGAATCAAACTCCGCTTCCATGTTCTGATAGGTGGTGTGATCCTCTGCGGACAGCTTGCCCTGCTTGTCCTCGTGGGTGTCCAGGAACTGGCGCATCTGACCCAGCAGGTCAGC